ATGAACAAGATCATCGCGCGGCTCCTGATACTGACAATGCTTGCCCTATCGGCATGTAACCAGAGCCAGTCAACCAGCTCACGCGCCGAACGCTCCAAGCCACGCCTGGAAGTCACCAGCCAGGTAGTCATGCTACGCCGTGCTCCCGCCGCCAACGCGCTCATCATGCCAGACGGAACACTGAAAATTGATGACGTTGACTTACCACAATCCCCCGCCACACGCGTCAAACTGCAAAAGCTTTTTGGACAGCTACAAATGCTACGTCAGCACGCGTTGGGAATCATGTCATCACACAATCCCCCAGACACCAACACCAAGCCGAACGCACTGACTCTGCAGACCACGCCGGAAATTGACGCACTGAAGACAGAACTACTGCACGATATCCCAGCGCTGCAACCCTATCAGGAAAGTTTCAGTAACCTAAAAGCATCGCCACGCTGAGCATCAGCACAGCAAAAGCAACCACAAAAAACGGACCTTCACCGCCACATATCGTGGGGCAATGCCACTCACCAACGCCTATGAGTCAGTGCGTGCATCCAGATCAAAAATACAATTGCCCGCCACCCACCAGCCACGATGCAACATCCTCATAATCAATGTTCTTTAATAAACAATAATCAATCAAAACGACTAAACACGCCATGACGCGCAGGCCAGCGGGCAGGTTGTGGTGTTCTCCAAAGCGATCAATGGACACGGTGTGGCCATGCCTGCCAGCGGATTCGGCTGTTGCGGCGTGGGCATGATCTCCGTCTGCTGTTACAGCAATGTCATGCACATGAAACCCTGCGGCCTGCATGCCGATGTTGTGGGCATGCTTGCCGTTTGCATCGGTGGTGAATCTGTGTAGATGCCCACCAGTGACATTGGTCGTGACTTTGCCTTGATTTTGCTCATAAAAACCCATGTCTCTTCCAGAGGCATAGATCGCTCTGAAAGAACCCAGGATATGCGCGTGGTCACCGTCCCAAGAGGTGCTGCCTGTATGCTGGTGCAATCCTTGTTCGTCGCTCCATGCCTGGTGTAGATGATTGCCCGCCGCTGCTGCGCTGGCAGCGTGTGTATGGCGGCCTGCGGGATGGACTGTGACCGGATGGAGATGCCTACCGCCCTCCTCGGCGGTCGCGGTGTGCGCATGGGAGATGACCTGCCCGTTGCTGAAGGTGCCTACCAAGGCAGGGTCGGCGGTGTGAACGCCTACGGTGCCTTCAAGAAAATTGGGAATGTTGAAGGTGCTGACACCATCACCGGCGCCATAACTGGTGTTGATTTCCTCAAACAGGCGTGGGTACATAGCACGCGATACAGCGCGGCCATCACACAGCAGGGTGCCAGGTAAGGCGCGTTTGCCTGCGGTGTAGACAATCTGTCCAGGCTCGTACCTGGAGAGTGCCGTCCAACGATTGGGTTCATTCTGTAGCGGTGTATCGGTGTTGTTGTCAGCCGTGGACAGATACAGCCCGTAACGGCTTGCTTGATCCGGGCGGTATCGGACGATCACCCCACGCATGTATGAAAATGGCGTGCCGTTATTTTTTTCGGCGGTGATGAATTCAGGGCTGCCGTATTCCTGGTAGCCTTTAAGCACCGTGGTGATGGCGTGCAGCACGGCATTCATGACGGTGCGTTCTACGGGTTTAGCCGTCGGCTCCTTGGTTAAATCTTTTTGATAATCCGGCCCCCATCCTTGGGTGTAGCTGACAAAGCCGTGGCTGTCTTTGGCTTCGGGCACGTGGATCATGTCCCCTTGGTGGGCAAAGGGGGTACGGAAGTAGTGTTCTGTCATGGGTTATCGCTCGGGTGGGTCGCCAAAGGTGCCGTGTGTGTAGTTACGATTGCTGCGCTCGTATCCGAAGGGCAGATGCGTCACAAGGTTGTAGCGAACCCGCACGCCTGCCGGACGTGGCAAAATGTCCAGCGCGGTGATGGCATGGCGGATGACGTCTGAAATCATTGCAGTACTGACAAACACGGTATAGCTCATGTCGTAGTGGTCCAGCACTGCGGCGCTGCCGGGAAAGATAAAGTCCAGGACTTCCTCCATATTGGGCGCGGTTCCGGTCATGTGATTTTTGGCAATGCGGCACTTGATGAGAAAGCGGTACGCTGCATCGTCCAAGCTCAGATCGTGCTGCACGGGTGTGCGTTCACTGGATAAGACACGGGATTGACCGACATGCTGGCCGATGAGGTCAAGGTGTGTTCCGGTGGCGCGTTCGATATCCAGTGTCTGGCGCAGATCGGCTAAGCCGTTCCAGGTGGTGCTGAAGGTATCGCTGATCAATGCAGCGGTGGCGGTGGCCCTGGGTTGGCCCTTGTATTGCCAGATCAACAGGTCCGCGTAGCTCATCGCACGATGACCTGTAGATCATTCATTGCAAAGCGCGCCATGCTTCTCACGTCGATAGGAATATTCTGCTCAGACAACGCTTGGCCTGCTTTACCGATCATCAGCGATGTCACCCAAAAGCCTGGGACGCTATTAATTTGGGTATACAGTCGGCTGCGGTGGACGTGCTCGCCAATCAGAAAGGAGCGCTCGGCCAATGCCTGTTTGATCCCATGGGTATCAATACCGGAAGTGCTGCTATCGCGCTCTACTTCGATGCCGGCGGCGCAACGGACCATCGTTGGACGGTCAAAATAGATCTCTCTAGGTTGGCCGTGTTTGTTTTTAATCTGTACCCGTACCTCACCACGCATGTTTGTACCGAGTGTTTTATGGTGATAGATCACTTCAGCAATGGCGTCATCCCGGCCCCCCTCCACAATGACGTTAATGCCGTGGGCGGGGACTCCCGCAGCATCCACAGTATCGGTGAAGTTTTCTAAGCAGACGACGTGGCGCACGTCGGGTAGCCCCCAGAGCGTGGCCTGGATGCTGTCAGCATTGTTGGTGGATGTCTTGGCACGGCTTTTAAAGAAGCGGGCGCGCAGGGCCGCATCGTGCTCTTCTTCTGCCCCTGCCTCGGCGTCTTCGGTGGTGATGGCCCGGTCCCAGCCCAGGGCCACGGTTTCAATGGTCAGGACGGTGTGTGCCGGGACGTCAAAACGGCCTAAGGTATCACTGCGAAAGTCTGCATGTGCGTGGCCGGTGGCATCCAGGCGCACGGGTGACACGAGCTGCCAGCGGCAGCGATTGGGATCTGAAACAACATACCCTGCCGGGATCGAGGCATCGGGTTTGCCCGTCAAAGTGACATTGCGTAAGTAGCTGTAGCTGGCTCGCCTGCGGGTGAGGCCCGCATAGGCAACGCGTTGTTCTAGCCATGCGCCACTGGCGTAATCGGGGTCCAGTTGCCGGTGGATGTCCGTGCCCAGTTCTTCCAGATCGGCTTTGATCTGTGCAATCAGGCCAATCAACTGTCCATCGGGGCTGTCTGGATCAACGTTGATATCGTTGCCGTAAATCGAGCGGAAGCCTTCTTGCAAGCGGGCAATGATCGTATCCAGCCGCTCGGCTTCGTATCCGGTGGTGGTGACTTTTCCCATGGTTTAAACACTTAATAAATGATGGAATAAACAACGTCATCCTTAAATCACAAGGAAATTTAAGTGTGTCGCTGGCGGCACATCTCTCACCCTCACAGCGTGGTGCTAACGGTCATCGCCTGCTGCTCCACATCCAGCAAGGTGACCTGGATGGTTAAGGTGCGGGTGTCAGCCTCCAAGGCCATTGAGAAGGCGGTGAGGCGGCTCACCCCTTCGGTGCTGAGGATGGTTCGCTTGACCTCCTGCTCCAGGTGTACCAGGTCGGCAGGCCGCTCCATCAGGTCCAGCCACGGCAGGCCGTGGTCCAGATCCAGGAACCAGTTGCCACGGAAGGAGCGCAGCCGTGTCTTCACGCGCTGTGCCAGGCAATCGCTGGCGGCAGCATAGTTGCCGCGCCCGTTGCCGAAGGTCCAATCCCCTTGGCTGTCCAAGCGGCGCACTCTCATTGGGCCGGGCCTGTCTGTCCTGGGCCATTCTCCACGTTGTCGTGGGTGTGTGTCTCCAGGCGGATGTTGTTTGATACGACGTCGCCATGACCACGCAGTCCCTGGGTGAATTCCACGGGAAGATCAAGAACCAGCTTCGTTCCACGCAGTGTGAGTACACCTGCGGTATCCAGTTTGAATGAGGCGCGGCCATCCAGGGTGCGCAGTACCACGCCGTCCATTTCAAACGTCGGAATGACATTGGGTAAGGAAGCAATTCCCACGCAGGCAACGGCATCAGACAGGTCATGCAGGCGATAGTCCACAGGCTCGGACGCACGGCCAGACTGGAACCAGGCATCAATGCAGCGATCTTGGAAGATGAGTTCGCATTCATCCCCAGGAGCCACGGGGAAGGTCATCACAAAGCCGCCGCCACGCGGGAAGGATACCGGCACATCCTGGAGTACCGGTAAGGGTTGAAGGGAGGCATCGTTCATCTTCTGCTGGATCAACGGCTGTACGGTCGCCGTTTGGGTGACCGGGTTAAAGCTGACGATCTGCCCAGGCAAGGCCACACGCAGGCGCTGGGCCAGCGCTTCGGTACTGCGTTGCAGTACGGCACTGAGGGAGGCGTTATTCCAGTCATCCAGACTCATACAGACGGCCTCACTTTCTGAAAATCACCGCCCACACAGGTCACCGTACTGAACCAGGCTTCGGCCATGACATCGCCCATGTCATGCAGTGAGGTGATTTTGTAGTCGCCGTTGTAGATAGGGATGATCGAGTCCACGCGCACCAGGCCGCCGATGCGCAAGGCCGGATTGAGCAAGGCAGTGATTTTTAATCCATCATCGGTCACTTCGGGGGAGCCAATCATGCCGCTGCTTTGGGAGAGCAGCACGGCGTCACCGGCCAGGACGGTATCGGTTGGTAATACCATCAGTGCGCCATCCTGGATGGACCAGTCCGCACCATGATTTTTGGCCATTGCATCCAGCAGGGTCCGTGTGTTGCCCGAGAGCACTTTGCCGCGAGTCAAGCCACGCTGTCCCTGCATCTGGATAGGTCCCAGCCGGGTAGACGGCATGGAGGTACTCAGTGCCCGCAGTACCTGGGCATCGGTCGCACCTGCGGCTAAGGATAAGCAGACATGCGCATGGCGGTAGTCGTGATCCCCATCGCCGCATTCCAGTTCAATGATGTAATCCGTGCCATCGCGTCTCACAGAAGGTTTGATGATGTCACCGACAAATAACAGGCGCAGCTCTGCGTAACCGGCCAGCAGCCGGACCCTGTTGTACTGTCGACTGGTGAGCAAGCTCAGGTGATCGCGGTTGAGATTCCATACGGTGATCTTTGCTGGGTTGGGGGTGGAGTCGCTGGTTTTGCGGATGTCAAAGGCGATGCGCAGGGTGTCGATGGCAATCCCATCGTGGCTGGACCCCAGCTCCAGGCGATACTGGCGGCCAAACTGTTTCATGGGCGGACCTGCTCTTTTAATCCAACAAACAGCAAGCAGCGTTCGCCCAGGTCATCGTGGCGCATCGGGTCCATCTCTAAACCGCTTTCATCTGTCAGCCAAAAGAAGTAATCGACAGGACGCCGCCACAGCAGGGGGACGCCCACCACCAGGGGGACGCCTTGCGCCACGGGCTGATCTAGGGTCGCGGTGTACAGGTCCATCGACCAGCAACACGGGACCGGATTCCATCGCAAGATCAAGCGTAAGGCGTCCCCGGCCATCTGAAAGGATTGGGTTTGGTAGGGGCTGCTATCCACGGGAATCTGTCGCATCAGAACAGTCCAGACATCTGACGCAGTAAGGAGCGGTTTTTCTCGGTGTCGACCGGCTTAGGGTGGGTCTGGCCGCTGTGGCGTTGCGCCGCGCCTTGGGAGGCGCTCCTGCCGCGTTTGGGGGCGGGCAATGAAACACCAGAAATCGATGTTGTCTTGACGATGAACAGTTCTCGCACTGTCAGTACGAATTCAATCGAACCATCCTGGGTTTGTCTGGCCGCAATGGAGAGAATCAACATGTCTTGATACTTCTGGACGCCGGTTTGTACCTCCAGGGTCTGTCCGCTGCGTTGTAGATTCCGTAGGGCGGTGTACACCTGGGCAATGCGGCCTGTGGTGGTGGCGTCATCACGGGGGGTGATGGGCTGAAAATCCGGCAGCCAGTCGGCCAGAGGGCGCACGGCGTGCTGGCCGTCGCTCTGGGGTGCAGTGGCTTGGCTGATCACCGAGGGCAGTTCACGTTGGGCCACACGCAGCGCCTGAGTGGTGAAGGGCAGCAGGTCCGTGGGGAATGGGACGCGATCGGTCAGGACACTCAATGGCTCGGCCCTGTGCTCCTCTGCGGCAGGGGCTGGGCTGCGCTGGGGTTGGTAGTCCACCACAATGCCAGCAATGGTGACGGTCTGCGGCATCAGAACGGCGTGATCGCCGATCATGGCGCCGGACTCTACAGGGTTTTCAGTGATGCGCAGCTCGGCTTGGTGGGTTTCTTCAATCACCGCATCCAGGGTGACGGTGCCTATGTGGCGGTGGGTCAGGGTGATCATGAGGGGGTGGAAACCTGTTTCGGTGAAGCAGGGAGTCAGCTTTGGAGATGCCCATTGGGCGATCTCATCTGCGATACAATGAATACATGCATCTAAGTGGGGGTTTTGACATGGCGACTTCGATTCGCCTCTCTCCTGAAATGGAGCAAAGGCTTAACTCTCTTGCCTCCCATACGGGACGCACAAAGGCTTACTACCTGCGTGAAATCATTGAGCATGGCATTGAGGAAATGGAGGATTACTACCTTGCTGCCGATGTGTTGGAGCGTGTCCGTCATGGACAAGAACAGGTGCATTCTGCTGCCGACGTGAGGAAAACGCTTGGCCTGGACGATTGATTACACCGACACGGCCAAGCAGCAGTTACGCAAGCTCGACAAGCACATGGCACGGCGCATTGTCGATTTCATGGATGAGCGCATCGCCGGACTAGAAAATCCACGCAGCAGTGGTAAAGCATTAACCGGACCACTTGGTGGCTTTTGGCGTTATCGTGTTGGTGATTTTCGGGTCGTCTGCGACATTCAAGATAGCGTTTTGCGCGTCCTTGTAGTGCGTGTTGGTCACCGGGGCGAGATTTACCGATAG